ACGAGATCATAATTCCCGATATCGTGAGAGACAGCCGTGCTTTCGACGCCTCGCGTAGCGGTCCAGGGACTCGCACCGGCGACAGTGACCAGAACAAACTCTGCTTCGGGATCGTCGACCCCATCGGGGTATTTCTTATTCTTGATCAAAGCCACGAATGGGACATCGGGCGGGTCGAGCACAGCAGTAACTGGAATACTCGTTGTAGTGGCGTTGATCCCTTCGCTGAGGGTGAATCGCTTCAAGTTCTTATGGTTGTAATTCGCATTGGCCATTAGCTGCCGACTCCTTGAAACCTGAGAACTCCAGGTATTTTGTCAACTACAGATGCTGCGAGAACCTCGCCGTCGAGCTCGACAACCACAGTCATGTCGCCGCTGTTCAGCATGTTCTCGAACTTCGAGAGAGGCGCTACGACTTCAGACTCCCGGCCCTCTCCGATCATCGCCATTATCGGGCCAGTAACGAGACCGCCCGATGCGAGGCCGACAGTGGCGCCCAGGGCAACGCCCGAGCCGATCGCCGCAGCGGCGACCGCCAGCGTAGATGCGGCATAGGCAGCGGCAAGAGCAGGTCCCGCAGCGATAGCGGCAAGGCCCATAGTTTCCGCAGACGAGGCCATGATCGCCGCGGCGCCGCGGCCCGCGGATCCGGCGATACTGGCAGACGCCTTCTTTGCCTCCGCACTCTTTGTGATAATGGCGGCTATGACCGCTTCGATACCAAGGCGGACCAGAAGCGCAATCACCTGTGATGCCACAGACTTCAAAATGGACACTACGGCAGCGCCCAAGTTCTTTTGGAATACAATGGCTTGGCCCACAGCATTGGAAATACCATCGATGAGATTCTGGAAGACAAAGAAGATTCGGTCACTCGCCAGCCCCGCGAGGTTCTGTATGTCCTCGAACCAGAGCTGCCAGACCATTTGGTTTTCCTGGACTTTGAGTGACTGGTCATCCATAGAGTCTTTGATGGCGCCAAGCTCGCCTGCAACACTTGGCGCACGTGTCTGAATCTCTTCGAGCTTCTCGTCAAGCGCTGCAAGCTCTTCCTTTAGAGCACTCGAAGATGATGCAGCTTCATTGAGGGCTGCAAGGTCCCATGGGCTGGCAGGGCCGATAGCCCCCGGCTTCCAGTCTGGTATCTCTGGTTCAGGGCCGATATCCCCGGGCTCCCAGTCTGGTATCTGCTCCGCAGGTCGGGGCGGTGATTCGCCAGGTCCCAGCGTCCTGCGCGGGGTACCCTTCGGCCACCATGAACCCTGCGGTCCCTTGGGTCCGAACCGTGCGGCCTGGTCGTCGAAATCAAAGAACTCTGCGATCGTCGGGGCATTCTCCGCGAGGATCTCCGCAATGCTTTCAAGAAGGGGGAGCATTGTCTCGAGTGCGGGAATGAACGCCCTTTTGAGCGAGAACGATATATCCGTAAAACGGTCGTTCATGTCCGCCATAGCATCTAGGGTGTGCTCTTCGATCGCACCCCCCAGATCGATAAAGTTTTTCTTCAGATCCTCGACGCCCTCCGGGCCGGCCTTGAGAAACTGGAGAAACGGGCGCGCACCCTCAGAGTCGAATAGCTTCATCGCGACTCTGAGTTTGTCGCCGTCTGTCGCGAGTGATGAAATGTCCCGCGCCAAGATCGGGAGGATCACCTCGAAGTCTTTGCCGCTTTTGACAGCGTCCTGGAACTCCTCGGATAGCTCCCCCATCACGGGAGCGAGTTCACCTTTGCCACTCTTGGCGAATTCCGACATCCGCCTCTTCGCGCGCTGTATACCCGTCGCGAAGGTATTCAGATTCGAGCCGGAACGTTGAGCGGCGAAGTCCAGGAACTGCAGAAACTCCGTAGTCTCTCCGAGACTGTCCCGGAGCTTCGTGAGCTTGTCGCCGGCATCGATAGCCGCACGACCGAACGATACAAGCTTCGCGATGCCAGCCCCCGCAAAGGCTCCAGCGATGAGAGTCTGAATCCCCCCGAGCTTTCGCTTGATACCCTTCAGGGACTTATTGAACCGTTTTGTTTCGAGTCCTAGGCGGACTCTTAGATCTCCGACTCCGGGCATTTTTAAAGTAATCCCTTATACGATCGTGTTCGACTCCGTCCAGCTGGAACTTTCCCTTGGTCGGCTTCGATTCTGTCTGTGTGTATCGAGGTTCACCACAGAGTTTCAAAACCGTGATCCGCTTCCCCTTCTGGACGTGACAATTCATCAGATGAGCTGTCTGCCAACCCAAGTAACGGAAAGAGATTTCGTCTCGGAATTGATACCCCTCGAGCAACTCCGAAAGCTCGAGAAACGTCAGCTTGTAGAAACTATCGTGGTCGAGACCTAGCGGCCCGAGTGCAAGCTTTCTGAGCTCACCTATGTCGAGCTTTTGCTTGTTGTTGTTGTTGCCGTCTTTTTTTTAGCATCTTCGGGCCAACACATCTTGAATGCGCTGGCGCACTCGTCGAGAAGCCATTTGAGCTTATCTGAGTAGGCATCGCCGAACCCGTATTCTATGAGACCGCCCGCTTCCTCGAGGGATAGCGAGCGGTCTTCATGGACGAGGCCGCACCAAATCAGGGCCCGCAAGTCTGCGAGCTTCGGCGTGCCATCATCGAACGCCTTGTCCAGTGGACGCCCGACGGTCTCCTCGAAAAGAACGAACGCGTTCAGGTCGTACTTGAGAACCCTCGCCTTATCGAGATTGATTCCGTATTCGCCACGCGCGGGATTGGGTATCGTCATTACGCCGTTGTCGCCTTTGTCAAAACGCCATTACCCTGGAGGGTAATCGATAAGGTCGCCGCCCCATCTTTGTCGCCCTGAATCGAGAACTCGGTGATAAGGCTCGAGCCGTTGTAGTCGGACACGCCATCGGTGAAATCCAGATCGACCTCCGTGGCCGGGGTGGCACTACACCGATCCCAGAATTCAGTATCTTGCCCGTTCGAGCTCGTCGCGGAATCGTAGACACACTCGATCTCCGCCGTCCAGCTCCGCAAGCCATAGACGAACTCACGCCAATCCCCGGTTGAGTCTTTCGTCGTCAGATCGATGGCATCATGAGATACGCTCAGAGTGACACCGTCCTGTCCGGTAATGACAGCGCCGTCCGATCCTGCGACTTCAACTTGCCATGCCTTGCCTGCAATCTTCGCCATTACGTCTCCTTCTCGTAAATGATATCTGTCATCCGAACGGTCGCGTGCCGGTAAGGGTCGGATCCGTCGTACTCGCGGCGGACATCCGCCGCGGCTGAAATCTGTAGATATTCGAAATTGTCGGCCGATAGATCGATGGGTGTGGCCGTGAGAGATTGAACGACCTCGTTCGCGATGTCGTTACATTCCCTCATGCCTTGCGATTGGGAATAGATGTGAATCTCCGACGTGATCCGTTGCCCACCGATCGTCGAGGTCGATTCGTCCTCGGTGAAATATTCGCCTATCACGATGTACGGTGTTGCCTGAGTCTCCGGCTCGACCGGCCAGTCGAAGACGGGCTGCGTGATATCTGCGTCGTCATTGAGGCGCGAGAAGATAGCTAGCTGGAGTTCATCGAACGGGAATTTCATCGGCGAAACTGACTCCGGACCAGACGGCGCATGTTGGCCTTGTACTTACGTTGCAATTTCTTGCGGTCGAGGAATTGAAATCTGCGGTCGTACCCGTAATTGACATAGACGCCGTATTTTTGGGCGACGAAAAGAACCGCGGTGTGTGAGTCAGCAAAAAACTTCATGGCCATCGTCCCTCTCAGCCGCCCGGTACGGTCGCTAAACTTCCCCTTCTTCGCCGTGGCCAGAGCCTTCGCGCCTTCTTTTCGGGTCTGAGCATCAAGCGTCCTCAGCAACCGTCTATCCCACCGCGTGAGCTGTTGAACCGTCGTTCTGACACCCTTCACGGTGACAGTGAGTCCGCCAGATCTGCGCGCCATTACTCGGTCACCATTACTTCGATGTAGCCACGCATCGCACCGGGCAGAGGATCACGCACGTATTGGATCTTGAACAGTCGATCCCCAAACATGATCCGCTGCTTTTGCGCATCTAAACTCCGCGGCCGCATCACAATCCGGTGCGTGACTTTGCGGCTCTCGAGATCGGCGTAAAATAGCTCTCGTCCAGAGAGTGGTATTACATCCGCCCAAATAGTCGATGACGTTGCCCAGGTCTCTGTGAACCCGCCACGGCTATCGGAAACATATGTCGCATCCTGGACCTCGACCCGGTGACGAAGTCCGCCCAGGGTCTCAACCATGTTTGATTTTCTTGGTCTTATTCAGGCTCTTCGGTCTTGGAAGAAGGTCTTGCTCCACGACCTTACAGGCTATGAGTGCGCGTGCGAGTGGGATGTCGAGCTTGACCGTAACTCCGGCCTTGTGGGCGACGCCGTCGCAGTCGTAATCCAGAAGAAATTTGACCTGCATCAATACACCTCCGCGACTTTGTTGGACCATCTGAGTTGTTTCTCGACCCAATCCTCGGCCGTCGAAGCCCCCGGTACCCGGAGCTCATAATCTCGAGATATTATCTTCAAGGACAACAGCCTGAGATCTGACGGTACCGAGTCGAGATCCCCATAGCCGCAAACGAAACGGACCGTGACGTCTTTGTGCCCGCCGCGCAGAGACGGCCACGACTGATCAAAGGCCAATCGGATCTCCCCGGGCGTGCGGTCGACGTGCACGTCGTATTGATCGGCAGCCAGAGTCTGTTCGCTGCCGTCCTCGTCGAGGTACTTCACACTCGTCACGGAGGTCAGAGGGGGCTTCGGGATCATGAGCACGTCAGAGAACCCATCGAGCCGCCAATCGTACGTTGCCGTGACTAGCTGTCGCCCGGTGCCGCGCTCGATGATCTGTCGAGACGCTTCTATGAGCTCGACGATAAAGTCGTCATCAGCCGTGTTGTCGACACGGAGGTAATTCTTCACGAACGGAAGCGTCATATGCTCCGTCAGAGCCGCGGTCACTATAGTGAGATCGTTATTCGCCATCGGCGGTCTCCTGCTCCGGCTTCACGGCATCGGTTGCAAACTCGATGGGCCCATCGACAGGGGCCGCACGGCCCCCGTCGATGAGTTCACGAGCACGCAATTGCTCGAGGTCGGTAATCTCGCCAATTCCGAAACGGCAAGGGCCTATAGTTGTAGGCCTCACAAAACGGATACGCATCAGACGATGGTGAGGTTGTAGATCGGCTTGGTACCGGCATCGAGAAGGTCGCCGTCGCCACGCCAGAAGATCGTGAATCCGACCTGGTCGTTGCCCATGTAGAGCTCGTTGAGCCTGACGATGCGCACCGTGGACGCCTCACGGATGATGTATTTGCTGAAGTCCCCGAAAAGGCAAACGTTGTCGTTTTGAGCGACTGTCCCGGGCGACGCCTCGGTCTGATCCTGATTGATCACCACTGGCTTACCCAAAATGACATCGGGTTGCGACGCCTGGAGTCCCGGTTGCCACAGATAATTCCCGGTCGATCCCTCCGTGATCTTCCGAATCTGGGACGCGATGAAGTCGTTCATCATGAACCTGCAACTCGGACTCTGTCGGTATGCCGGATCAACCGCATGGAACAGTGAGATGAGATCGTCGCCGGCAATCACCGCAGTGGTCGCAGTGCTGATCTCGGCTGATCCCGCGATCGCCGCGATCTCCACTCCGCGCGGCTTCGACGATCCCGAGCCAAGCGTGAAGTCCGTATTGGTGCCTCGACCGATACGCTCCCCCAAGAACATCCCCAGCTCAGACTCGAGATTAAAGGCGGAATCCTGGAGAAGCTCAGAACTGACCTTGATCAGACTGTTGTACTTGTAGGCATTCAAAGTCAGGCTCGAGGTCGCGACCTCTTCAATGTCCAGTGCGCCCGCCTCTGCCACGATCGTCGCCTTTACAGCCGTGTCGTTCGCGGTCGGCCAGGTCATGGCCGCGCCGCTTGCGGTCCGCACGACACGCGACACTTGCCGCATGCCGCCGAAGGCCAGCAGCGCTTTTTCGAAATCCCGCATGAACTCCGTCGGGATCGTCTCTCCGCCAACGCCGGCAGTAGTGGACATCGGGTCGTTTTCCCGACCCTCGAGGACATTCTGCCGGAACCCGGCATAGGCGCGGTTGTCGATGGTCGGGATGTCGACGTGATTAAAACTGGGATTGATACCGACCCTCTGGCACGCCCGCAAATCGCTATCGTTCAAATCAATCTTCCCAAATCCGCCCCACGCACGCATCGCCTGAGAGCGGTCGTCGGCCGTCACCGTATGCTCGGTGTTCATCCGGCTCCGCATATCCGACAGCGCCGCGGACCCGACCGGCAGACGATAATGAGAGTCCGGCGAAGGCTTCTCGGTCGGCTCTTTCATGCGATTGTCGATATCGCGGATCTGCTCTTCCCGGGTCTTCATCCGGGTGAATTTATCGAAATCACCATTCAGACCGGACCAGTTAGATTCATCCTCCGCCGACCACTCGTATGTGTCATCCTCGAGCTTCTTCCGGAACCTCTGGATCTCCTGATACAACTCTTGGCGCTTCTCGACGATACCCTTGTAATCCATGTTGTGGGGCCTCCTCATAGGCACAAAAAAACCCGGGACACAATCCACTGAGAGTGGTTTGTGTCCCGGGTCAATTCTCGTTGACTGGTTACACTGAAGCGGGATCACGCCCGCCTATTGGAATGTATACTGCTAGAGACTCACGTCGTCAATAGCTTTGCGGGCACGGGCCTTCGCCAGCCGTAGCGATCCCCGAGCGGCGGCGGCTTCAGTAGAGGTCCCGTCGTATGCGGGCTTCGTGACCGGGCCGACGTCGAAGAGGTCGACGTCCTGCACGGTACGGATAGCTGTACCATCCTCGAGCTCCTCCCATTCTTCCTTGCGCACGACGAAGGCGAACGAAGATCCGGTCAAGTTCCCTGCGCGGATATTAGCCAATACGTCCCGGGCGATCGTCGTGTCGGCGGTCGAGATAGTATAGTGAAGGCCTCGCTCATCAGACTCCAACTGGAGAGTGCCCGCCCCCGTCCTCCCCAGAAGGTGGCGCGTGTCGTGATCGAATAGGGCGACGACATCTTGATTCTCCCGCAACGCCCGGTCGAAGGCGCCACGCTCGATGCGCTCGGTGAATCCATCAGGGCTGTACTCTGTCGCCGTGTCGCCCTTCCTGTAGTACACAGCAGCATAGCCTGACACCCTCGGCCGCTTCCCGTCCTCCCGGACCTCGATGGGTGCCATAGAGATCGGGGTCTTCCGCCGCTCTTCGATGTGCTCGATTTTCCGATTCATGTTGCAAACTCCGTCATAAGACGCGCTGGCGCCTTTTCCAAATCCTCGTTACTCGCCAACGCCGCCAGCCGATCATACGCTTGCCTCGAGATATCTTCCCCGAGTATCGGGACCATACGACGATGCCACGCAGTCTCGAAGGCCTCGGTGCGGCCTTCTTTCTGGAACCGCCGACATAGAGACTCGAACGCCTGGAGTGCGATCTCGGCGATGTCCGGCGTCGCCCGGGCGGGATCGTTAGAATCTCCGTCGTCCGGCGGATCCGGGGTATCCGGGGTATCCGGCGGATCCGGCGGATCCGGTGCGTCGGGCTCCGATGGGTCGTGGAGGTTCACGGGGACCAAGAATTCGTCGCCACCGTCGACCGAGTTCATGGAGAGATCTTGGCGGGCCTCATTCCGGCTGACGACCCCCATCTGGATCATCTTGGAGAGAAAATCACCGCGGACCTGTAGATTCGCCCTGTTCAAGCGCTTTCGGTCGAACTCCACGACACGGCTTTCAGAGAAGCGCTCCCGCTGGCTGAAAAGCTTCAGTGCGATTTCTTCCTCCCACTGGCAAAGCCACGGGTCGACCGCCTGGTCCACGTAAGCCCGTGAATCCTCCTCGAGCGACGAAAAGCTCACCTTGGAGACATCGCCTAGTTTGCTCGCTGGAATACAGAAATAGTTGCTCACGTCGCGGATACTCATCTGCGCGAGTGCCGGGAGCTCAGCGTCCTGATTCGAATTCGAGATCGGCTTGGCCACCATACCGTCCTCGAGGATCCAGGGCTTCCACGCGTTTTCCAATCCGGCCTGTTTACGTTCTATGCTCGCACGCAACCTGGTTGCGACGTCGCCGTCGAGCGTGCCGGGATGCTCGAAGACGAGGGAACTGTTCGTGTTGTTGCTGAAGAACCGGCCGGTGTATTCCTGCCCGGCCATACCGACGCCTATAGAGTCACGGGCGTTATCGATGGTCGCCTCGCCCATGATCCCATCGCGGCTTAATCCCCGGAGGTGAAGGATATCCTCCGGGTGGATCGGGAACTCTTCTTCTCCATGGAATAGACGCGTGAGATAGTAGTATCTTTCCGAGTCGATTATCCGCACATCCGTCGTCGTCGGCTCGAGTGGTAGCATATCGATGACACGATGCGCTTCATCACGGCGCAGCCATGCGTAAGAATTCCCAGAGAGCATGGCGTCGGACATGAGCTTCATTTTGAACAGATACGGTGACTGAAAGTAATTCGGCCGGATCCGGAACAGCTTGTAAGCTTGATGGGTACGATCCGGGCTCCTGGAGTTATCGACACGTTTTACTTTGGACACCATGATCGGCAGCTTCGCGACGTCGCGCGCCAGCAACATCACGGCACCCCACACCGGACTAAACCGAAGCGACGTGTCAGTCGTCACAGTAATCCCGGCGACCGATTTTGATGAACCCCATAGGTTAATCAAACCCGGATCCCGCAGAGTCGCCCGCTTCATGATCCGATCCGCCAAATACTTAAACACTCGGTCACGCCATTTCATGTGAATAATCCCCTCTCCGCGTAGGCCGTGGAAGGCCTCTTCTCGCAAGTCATCGACCGGCCGAGTGCCATCAGGAGTGCGACGATCCCGTCGATTTTGAGTTTGCTTAGACGTTTACTTGGACGCTTCATGCCGGTAGACATCTGCTCGTCCAGACAGACGTTTGACGCGCAAAAATTCAGCACAGGATTGTTATCATGCGCCAACGCGCCCTTCTCGATGACGTCGTCCAGCTCCTCCACGACCGGATTGTAATTGGTGAAGCTCTGCTGAAACTTATAGACGTTGAATCCAGCGTGATCGAGATTGTTCATAAGTTGTTGAGCGTGGCTCGGATCAAAAGCGATTTCTGTAATCCTGAATTTCTCGCTCAATTCCTTCAGCCGATACTCGACGATGTCATAATCCGTATATTTCCCCGGCGTCAATTCTATGTGTCCCTGGTCGGCCCACGTTAAATAGGGGACTTGATCTTCCTGGGATCGCTCCTCCGCCTTGTCTCGAGGCGCCCAAAAATAAGACAAGACCTTGAATCCATCCGGGAACGGGAACAGCAGGACAAGGGCCGTGAGATCCCGCGTTGACGCGAGGTCAATTCCCGCGAAACACTCTTCGCCCAATAGATCCTCCTCGGTGTACCCTCGCTTGAGCTCACTCCAGGCGTTCATGTCGAGCCATGACTGATCTTGCTTCGTCATGAGATTAAGGTGGAGCCGGAGAAACGAATTTCGATTGACCGAGACCTTCTTGGCTTTCTCGTATTCGCGCTCGAGAAAATCCATAGTGTGAGTCTGCCCTAGACTAGGATTCGCCTTGATCCATTTTGATTTGTCCTCCCAGTCGTCGGCCTGGTCGAGCTCGTAGACGACGGGGAGAAACCGCGGGTCGTCTATGATCCCGTCGCGCACTCTGAGGGCATAGTCGCGCCGATCATTACAGACACTCTCGCGCTGAAAGTCAGCCGTCGTGGTGTAGAGTATTAGCGACTGATCCCGGGCGGCAGTCGACATCTCCAACACGTTGCAAAATTCAAAGTGCTTGGCGGTGTGGAAGCGGTGAAGTTCATCGATCACGGCGCCGCTGACATTGGAGCCATCGGCACTATTCGAATCGGCGGCGATCGGGAAATAAGATGAGAACTTATCGTCGTAATAGATCGATTTCGCCTGATTCTGGCCGTGTCCGCCGAATTGCCGCAGATCCTCGGACAACTCGCTGTTTTGATACATCATCCCGACGACGTGATTAAATACGTGCCCGGCCTGCTTGAGTGTGGACGCGGCGCCGTAGATCTCAGCGCCGTATTCCTGAGCTTTCCAGCCGTGGAGCATGTATAGGATGATCGCCGCGGCGAACGCGCTCTTGCCGTTTTTCTTCGCGACGTAAATAAGGCACTCGCGAAACCGCAAGTGCCCAGTGTCCTTGCGAACCCAGCCGAACAGGTTAGCCAGGACCGCACACTCCCAGTCAAGCAAGATGAACTGCTTCCCCGCCGACCTCCCTTTACAATGCCGGATGTTTCGCTCGAGCCACAGTATCGCCTCTTGAGCGAGAGCGGGATCGAATTCGTACCCTTGAGCCTGCCCGCGATGCGGGTCGTAACCAGGGATGGTGAGGATCACCTCTGAGACGAATTCCGGCGTCCTCGCCTCGATGGCGGAGGATGGCGGGCGGCCTCGACTAGGCTTCTTTAGTACTGGCATGTATT